TCTCTGGAACCTAAGAAAATCAATGAACGTCAACATAATATCGTGGTAGCATGGGATATTTTCATGCAATCATATAGAAATATATCAATGGACATGTGTTACCTTGTTCAACAAATGCCAGCAGATGATACGTTCTGGCCGTTCTTTAATGAAAAAATCTACCCCATGAGTCCCAACGAAAAGCTTAGGTATATGGACATTGAACTCAATCTTGACCCCTTTCCAAAATGATTAGAATTGAAGAACACCTAAAACAATTGATTTTCCGTGATGTAAAATTTGTGTTAAACTCCCGAACCATCAGGGAGGGTAAAATACAAATGTTCAACACGAAACAGAATTTCGTAAAATTCAAAATCGAAGAAGGAGGGGAAGTCAAGGAATGGGAAATCTCCTATCCTTATGACATCAAGCTCACGGAGGGGGGATTTATTTTCGATTACGCTTTAAGTGCATTTTGTCCCCGAACGGAAGAGACATACTGGAAAATGCGGATGCTGAACAAATCGGAAGCCTCCAAATTCTTCGATAATTATCTCTACGTGATCACGGGTTGACATTCGGTGATCGTGGGGTATTATCTGTTTATTGATGAATAACTTAATCTTAAACTTTCCAGAGGGATTCAATCCCCGTGACAAACAAGCCAAAGCTCTCAATGCCATTGAAAAAGCATTTGAGAATGGTAAGAAATTCGTAATCGTCCATGCCGATACGGGCGTTGGTAAAACACATTTGGCAAAGACACTTGGTAATGTATCCAAAGATGTTCCCGCTGAATTTGAAAGAATTGTCAGAAATTATAGCATCTTTAGTGATGAGGGGGCAACGTTGGTATCTGATATTGAACCCTTTGGTTGTTATGCCCTGACAATCACCAAATCTCTTCAAGACCAATATCAGATGACCTTCGATGATACGGGAATGCTGAAAGGTAAGAGTAATTACCAATGTGATGTGGATGACACGCTATCGGTTGATGTTGCTCCCTGTATCTACGTGGCAAACCAGAAGAACGAATGTTGGAAAGCGAATCGCTGTCCTTATTATAATTCCCGTAATGAAATGCTTACTTCTAAATTCTCCACTCTGAATTATAGTATGTTTTTCTCCTTGCCAAATCATCTCAAGAAGAGGCAGGTGATGGTGTGTGACGAGGGATCAGAATTGGAAGAGCAATTAGTGAGTCAATTCACATGTGAGGTGGATATCCCGTTCCTGATGAAGACTCAGACGTTGGTGAAACCGTTCCCCAACGATGACAAGAATAAGCCCAAAGTTCTTGCGTGGGTGAATTCCCTGATTGAAAAAGTTGAAACATCTTGTGCAGATTATAAGGAATGGTTCTCTTCCAACACCGCGAAGAAAGACATCATTACGTTCAATAAAAAGAAACAGGAATACACCAAACTTACAAATCTTTTCAATTCTTTGGGATTACTTTCCGAATCATTCTATGATAGTGATTATATTATTGAGCGGGTGGAATACGGTATCCGGTTCATTCCCCTGAAAGTGGATGTGCTTTCCAAACATCTATTTTCCCATGCAGAAAAGGTGGTTATTATGTCCGCAACAATCATTGATCCCGAAGCATATTGCAAATCTCTGGGAATCAAAGATTATGAATATCTTCACATTGGTACTGATTTCAATCCTGATAAATCTCCAATTCATATTATGGCTAAACAAAAGCTGAATTTTCAAAATTTGAAATCCATGCTTCCTCAACTGGTGAAACAGATCAAGGGGATTCTTGAACACCATGGAGAGGAGAAGGGGATTATTCATACTCATACCCAATACTTGACGGATTATATTCGAGATAATGTCAAATCAGATCGATTGCTTTGTCGGGAACCGGGGGTGAATAACGAACAGCTTTTGGAAATGCATGAGGAGTCCGAGGAACCCACTGTTCTGGTGTCTCCCTCCATGACCTATGGTGTTGACCTGAAAGGCGATCTGGCGCGTTTCCAGATCATCCTGAAGGCACCATGGCTACCAACCAAGGATGTGCGGGTGGAGAAGCTGATGAAGCTTGACAAGGATTGGTATGGTAATCAGATGTTGAAGACACTGGTGCAAGCGTGTGGGCGCGGTGTTAGATCGGAAGATGACTATTGTGAAACTTATATCCTTGACGGGAGCATTTTTGATGCTATAAATAGGAACAAGAAAAAGCTGCCAAAGTTCTTTCTAGATAGATTTTCGTGAAAATTTCTAAAAAAGTTTTTGATAAGGAGGTTAGATCGTATCGAAGGATTGGCGAATACTACAAAAATTTAAAAAATAAAAAGAAAAGAATGAGTAAATTAAAAACAATAATCGACAAATCGTTGGAGAACGTGTTCTGGGTTTCCCATCAGGGAAAATTTCTTAGCCCTTCCGATTACCCCCAAGAATTTGAGCAGAAATACGGGAACATCTCCCATGTGTCTCTGGCAATAGATGACTATCTCTTTGACAAGCAACAGCTTGATAGAATCCATGATTTCCTGAGAAAATGGAACTTCGATGTCACGCAGCAATTCAAAATCAATGAATACAATACGGGATATTATTACTGTGATGATCTGACGCTTATGGTTCGGGCTACGTTTGGTATGCCGGAAGATAAGATTGAGAAGGATGATGACGATGATGCTCGCGCATTCGGCGGCACAACGAATAGTGGAGGGATCACTATCAACTTTTCTCCTCTGGTTAAGAATCGGAAGAGGATTGAGGAATTTTTGAAGGAATTTGTGGATGGAGAATTTTTGTTTCTTCCTGCTTCTGAAAAGAATTTTTATATGATCGCTCAGACACAACACGGGCTTACGAAGCAGAAGACGAATTTCTCCAACATTGAGATTAAAGACAATCGCTACGATATCTACTATGGCTCAAAATTTCCATATGATAAATTCAAAAAGTTCATGAAGGATGATGATACGGAGAGCCTACTGTTGTTACATGGACCTCCCGGTGGTGGAAAATCAAACCTGCTGAAGAATCTCATCATGGAAGCGGAAGAGGATGTCATCTATGTCCCCCCATCCATGGTATCGGTTATTTCATCACCCGGATTCATTTCATTCATGTTACAGAACAAGAAAAATTTTCTAATCATCGAAGATGCGGAGGAGATTTTATCAGTTGATAGGAATTCTGGAACCAATAACTTGCTTGGAATTTGCGATGGCTTCCTCAAGGACGCATTACAAATGAAGGTAATATGCACATTTAATTGCGATCTGAAAAAGGTTGATCCTGCGTTATTGCGGAAAGGTCGTCTATATTTTGAATACAAATTTGCGGAATTATCAATTGAAGAAGGACAAAGATTGGCGGATTTTTGTGAATTAAATATCAAGATTGATAAGGAAATGACCCTTGCTGAGATTTTCAATCATCACAAGGATATCAGTGTGGAAAATTCGTTTGTGGAAAAGTCTATGGGATTTGGAAATTTTTAATAATATGAGCGACTGTTGGATTAACATAAGAATTGGAATTTGGCACATTCAAGCCAAATATGGATCACTCTGGAAATGGCAAATTGGTAAAAATCCATATTGGTATAATAAAAAATGGATAAAATACCCCATCGCGTTCTATGACATTGATTTGAAAGGTGGGTGGAAGAGGCGAAAAGATGGGATTTACAAAGTTTCCGTCCCTGAGAATATGCCTTGATTAAATAAGAAGTAGTGAATGATTACAGCTACTTCTTTGAAAATTCCCAACTCCTCAACATGTTCGTTGCAGCGTTTGACGATGCATTCGTATATCGTTATGATGCTCGCACCCGTGTAGCAAAGGAGAAGATTGAGGTTCGCTATGTCAATGGACCGAAACACCGTGTTCTCCATGATCTGAGCGATAGAGCCAAGACGCTCACCCTTCCCGTGGTGACGATTGAGCAAACCTCATTGTCGCGTGATCCGTCTCGTATCCATAATAAAGATCAATTCATTTATAGGAAACAGTTGGATTCCACGAATCGGATGGCTAAAATCCCCCAGCCAATTCCAGTGAATCTCACTTTGGATGTGAATATCATCTGCTATTTTAAGGAAGATTTGGATCAGATCATTCAGAATTTTGTGGTGAATTGCAATCCATACATCATTGTTTCTTGGAAAATTCCTGAAAAATTCAACATGCCGTTCATTGATGAGATTCGTTCGGAAATTCAGTGGTCGGGTGATATTTCTTATGAAAATCCCAAGGACTTATCTCCCGATGTGAAATGGAGAATTTCCGCTTCCACATCTTTCACGGTCAAGGGATGGTTGTTCAAGGATTACAATCAGAATCAGAAACCAATCTACGTTGTCAATGCTGATTTCCATGCTCTCCCTGTTAGCAATCGCTTTTGTGATTACAATCTCTTCGATGCGATCAGTGCTGAAGGAGTGGTGACAGATAGCATATCAATCAGTGCATATCCCGAATTCACCAATTATTTCATCAACGGAATTCACCAAGGGGATTCTCTGGTTGTCACGGAACTGAATGATAGGAATTTCCAATTCTATGGTAAGCGATTTGGATATAATAACACTTGGTATTTGTCCGGTGCTTATAATATTCCTCAATTGGTTTACACTGAGATTGATACTGCCAAGTTCCCCACCATTTCCGCCTATCTATTACCAGAGAATGTGATTACGGTGGTGAACGATAATATTGTCACGGTGGCACTAAGTTCCAATTATTTCTCTAATTTGTCGGGTAATCATGTTTTTGTGACGGCAAATGACGCAGGATGGGTAGCATCTTATTGAACTACTCAAGGTATAATGTTGAGGGTAAATAAGCACTCTTTTTAAAAGATTTATGAAAATATATACCACATACTCAGAGTCACATAAAGTATTTCTTCCTTGGTTTAATACTATTAAGGAGATAGAGCCTAATCTTAAACCAGTATATATAGAAATAGATCAAAAATGTGAGACAGGTGAGTTTGATAGCAAAAACTGGAATGAAGCTACTAAACAAAAAATTACTTCGTTAATAGATATATTAGATTCTACAGATGATGAATATTTTGTTTTTAGTGACGTAGATGTTCAGTTCTTTAAACCTGTATGGGATTTAGGAGTAAAAGCCTTAGAAAACTATGATATAGTTTTTCAAAATGATTACATTGGAGAACAATGCACAGGATTTTTTTATTGTAGAAATAATGAAAAAACTAAAAAATTATTTATTGAAGCATTAAAGGTGCATGAATCACATAGAGATGATCAAAAATCCATTCAAGCAGCTTTAAAATGTGTAACGGGTCTTAGACACAATCTACTACCTAAAGAGTATTTTACCTATGGGATGTATTATAATAACTGGTACGGTGAAAAAAGTTTCCGTGTACCCTCAAACATAGTAATTCATCACGCCAATTGGGTTGTGGGAATTAATAATAAGCTTGAATTACTAAAGGCAACGCGCCATAATTACGAACAATGTAATTTCTTATAATTATGGTTGATTTTAAAAACGCTAGATTACCATGGCAACATCCCCCTTACCCTCCTTATCACGAAGGAGGGTATTTAGAGGAATATTTTTATAACTTCTATAAATCTAATAAAACTTTATTTGATAATACAGGTTATACTCTAATACCTATCTTCTGGACTACAGCATATTTACAATCAATAAATGTACAAACTTACATAGATTGTCTTCCAAAAAACAAAAAATATTTTTGTGTAGCGCAGCATGATGATAGTGTGAAAGAAACACTACCCTTAAATACTATCGTTTTTTCCGCAGGAGGGAATTCAGGAGGTACACCTATTCCGTTAGTATGCTCTCCTATTAAAGATGTTAATATAGATTTTAATAAAAAGAGAGATATATTTTGTTCATTTGTAGGTTCTTCAACTCATTCTGTGAGAGATAGAATGACTACGGCATTAAAAGATGATCCTTTATTTTATATTAATTGTGGTGGGTGGTCATGGGTAATAGAAAAACAAAAAGAGACTCATTTTTTAGACGTAATATCGAAATCTAAATTTACCCTCTGCCCTAGAGGGTATGGAGCGCAATCTTTTAGATTTTATGAAGCTTTACAATTAGGAAGTGTTCCCATTTATATACATGATGATATTTCATGGTTGCCCTATTCTGATATATTGGATTGGAATACTTTTGCTATCGTTATACATATTAATGATATTCATACATTAAAAGAAAAGTTGTTAGCCATAACAGATGATGAATTAAATGATATGATTATAGCAGGTAGTAGAGCTTATAATAATTATTTTAAAATGGATAATTTACCTGAACAGATTTTAAATAGACTTAAACAATAATAATCGGTAATATAAATATATTTGTCGGGTAATCATGTTTTTGTGACGGCAAATGACGCAGGGTGGGTTGCATCCTATTAAAAAAAACATTTTTCACTAAATAATATCATGACTACGAAAGATCAACAAGCACTCGCTAAATTGTATATGGAAAATTCGGACATGTCCTCATTTGAGACAGAAGCTCCACATCGAAACGATGATGAACATGCATATCAAGACACTTGGCATGAAGATTTGAGAAATAGTGATGAATATAAAGCACTTGCAATTATAGTCCACGCACTCCGTAATACTGATAATCGTTTAGCTTCAAATAGTATTATGTCGATAATTAACGGAGATAGAAACATTCTCATGGACGCTCTAGATGAATTGGGGTAAATACTGCATCATCAAAATCATCCAATCCCAATGATTATGTGTTGGATCGCCAATAAAGATTGAATAATTGAAGATTCCCCTTAAATAATAAGTATGGCGGGTTCCGATAGTTCTTCTACACAATCTTCAAATAAATCCTACGTTAGTAATGACGGTAAAGGTTCCACATTTGATAGGAACATGCAGTCCTATTTGAAGAATCGCGGGAATTTCATTGAGAAGACTCCCGATGAGGCGAAGAATACAAAATATAAATATTTCCAAAAGATTGGATTACGCAGACCGGAAGCAATTGCCCGTAATTCCGTAGCTCTCAACAACGACTGGAACAACACAGCGTTCTCCGCGATTTACCAAGACAAGTCCTTTACGGATTTGATGTATTCCCAAGCTTCAGAGGAAAAACCCGGACGTTTGCGGGACTATCGCATGATTGCCGCTTACTCCGAAGTGGCGGATGCCATGGATGAGATTTGTGATGAGACAATCAATGTGGATGAGAATGGGGAGATTGTAACTCTAGAAATCCGTAATACTGATCTGGAATCGGAAAAGAAGGAAGAAATTGAGAAGGAATTCTCCCGTTTTGTTGCCATGATGGATTTGGAAGACAATGGCTGGAATTATTTCCGCCAATTTCTCGTTGAAGGGGAACTGTTCTTTGAATTGATTCTAAAGGATGATTATATCAAACAAGGGGTAGTTGCTGTTAAGAATCTTCCTGCCGAACAATTTGATCCTGTATATGATAATATACAGACCATGTTGGTGAAAGCATTTATTTACAAGAAGCCAATCTTCTCTTCGGTAGATAATAAAAAGGTAGAACGTTATGAATACATTCCCTTTGAACAGAACCAAGTTCTTTATGTGAACAGTGGGCAATACAATGAAACCAAGGATTTCATTATCCCTTTCATTGAGAATTGCCGCAGAGCTTACAGGC